TATGAACGATAAGACTGACACTGCGGAACTTGAACGGACTATTCTGCAAAGTATGAACCGAGCGTTAGCTATAGCAGCAAGTACAGACAGATGAACAAGATAGCACGATTTGCACTCGAAAACATAGCTCTGAGAGTTACAGGCAACAAGATTCCACCTTATTGGCTGTTCAATGTGAATAAGCTCAGAGAGGTGGACGAAGAGGAATATAATGAAATCAAGTCAATGAGTGATGAGGAGTTGGAAGATACTGTTCGCACTAATGCACTTGGTATACCAATGCAACTACCTCTTCGTCTACGTCTTGAAGAAAGTGGTGCTCAAGAATGGCTTTTGCCAATTGAGCCGATGATTAGTCTGCAAGGTCAGAATATCATCGTGCGGCGACACGTCAACAAAGGTGCTGTAAAAGGAAGCATTAAGGAGCGGTGGTCACAAGATGATTATACTATCAGTATAGAAGGTATCCTTATCGGTGAAAATGGTAAATATCCTGAGGAAGACGTAAGCCGTTTACGCTCATTCTGTGAAGCTGGACGAGTGACAGTATTAAACCCCTTGCTGGAAATATTCGGTATATCACATCTTGTCATTGAAAGCTGGGAGATTCCTTTCACAAGTGGCTCTTCTAATCAGAACTATTCGCTAAAGGCATATAGTGATGACATATATAAACTTCTCTTAAATCAGCAGGACTTAAAACGATAGGCTTATGTACACAATGGCTTACGATATAGAGATTGGAGGCTGGCACGTTGGAATGCTTGACAGTGTTGAGGTGCATCGAAGTGTTGAACTACTTGCTGATACGGCAACTATAACATTGCCAGGTGCACAGTATAATGTAGCTCTGGATGTTGAAGATAAACTTCACAGAGGAGATAAGGTTATTATTCGCTTTGGATATAAGGAAGAAGGTTTAAAGGAGGAGTTCACTGGCTGGCTGCAACAAATCAGTACAGACGGTGACAATATTAAGCTGACTTGTGAGGATGATCTGTACACCTTTCGTAAGGAACTCAAAAACGAAGTGTTGAAGAAGGTTACACTTGCAGATCTTCTTAAGAAAGTAGTACAGGGAGTTGGAAAGGGCTACTCTATTCAATGCTCTTACAGTTGGACTTATGCAAAGTTTGTCATTCACAATGCTACTGGATATGATGTGCTCAAGAAAGTACAAGAAGAGTGTGGTGCAGATATATACCTTTCTAATGGTGTCTTACACGTGCATCCGCCAGGTGAAGTTGTAGGCGTAAATCGCTTTTATAATTTTGCCTTAAATGTAGAGGCAGTCAATTTGACTTATCGACAAGCAACTGACCGTAAGGTTCGTGTAGTGGTCAAAGCTCTTCTTCCTGATGGAACTGTGAAAGAGGTAGAAGTCGGAGCTACTGGTGGTGAGAAGGTAGAAATAAAATGTCCTACTTCTGATGCTGCAAGTATGAAACTTCGTGGCGAACTTGAAGTTAAACGTCGTAGTTTCGACGGCTATGACGGAAGTATCACAACTTGGCTCATACCTGAATGTATTCCTGGCGATATGGCGTGGCTTTATGATGCAGATTATCCACGTAAGGATGGCTGCTACTTTGTAAGAGCAGTAACAACAACTTTCAGCAGAGACGGTGGTAAACGAAAAATAGAACTTGGATTCAGATTAAGCTAAGGATATGGATCAATATAAGGAATTAAGAGAAAGGTTGCGAGGTGTAGCACCACAGCAAGAGATGACTGTACTACAAGGTATCGTTAAGAGCGTAAGCGGTAGTACTTGTGACGTGGAAATTGGAAGCCTTCTCGTACCAGATGTTCGCCTTCGTGCATCTGAAACAAATGATAATGGAGAGATGCTGATAGTTCCAAAAGTTGGTACTGCAGTCATCATTGGGAGTCTGTCGGGAGACTACTCAAGCCTTGTCGTCTTAGCTGTGGATCATGTTGAATCTATAACGATAAATGGAGGTAAGCTTGGAGGACTGGTTAATATTGAGGACTTAACCAAGAGACTTAATGAACTGGTTAAAGCTGTCAATAGCCATACACACCAGGGTACTCATGGTCCTACAGGTCCACCGCTAACAAAGGCACAAGAGTTCAAGAAAACTGATTATGAAGACGTAACTATCAAACATTGATATGAAAGGTATTACATTGATAGACTATGAAGCGGTGATACAACCGCATCGAGAGGCAGACGGAAAGATTACCTCTGGCCTGGTTGTCGGTGATACGCTGCATCAGAATCAGGCTTTGATTCTTCACTTACATAAGGGAGAGTTGAAAGAACGACCGATGACTGGCTGTGGCATCAGTGATATGCTGCTTGACAATGATCCTATCTATTGGAGAACGCTCATCAGAGAGCAGCTGGAGATGGACAGACAAACTGTGACTAATATAAAAATAACAACCAAAAGCATCGAAATAGATGCACAATATTAAACTTAAGCAATATGCAAAGAAACACGAAGGAATGGATACAATACGGCTCAGCCATATTTCTGCTTGCAAGTGGTGTGGCAATGGCTTTTCTGAGTTTCTTCTTTAATGGGGGCGATGTTAAAGACAGCGTGCTGTGGTATGTGTCGCAGACTTTGGTCTATGCTGGCTCAATCTTCGGTGTGGGTATCTACATTCAGAGTAAATGGGGAGATGTGAGAAATTACATCGACCGAGTTGTCAACTCCAAGAACGGAAAGGAGGAAGAATGAGAACGATTAAATATATTGCAATACACTGCACTGCAAGTCATCAGTCACAGACTATTGAGAGCCTACGACAAGAGTTCCTTCGGAAAGGATGGACAAATCCAGGCTATCACTATGTGGTTAGTCCAGACGGCAAGATTACCCAGCTACTTGATGAAGACAAAGTAAGTAATGGTGTAAAGGGCTTCAATGCTGTTTCTATCAATGTTGCTTATATTGGTGGCATTGATACCAATGGCAAACCCACTGATAACCGTACAGACGCACAGAAAGCAAGTCTTCGCTCGCTCTTGAAGATGCTACATAAGAAGTACCCTACAGCGGTTATTCAGGGACATCGTGATTTTTCTCCTGACTTGAACCACGATGGTAGAATTACCTCTAACGAATATATTAAGGCCTGTCCTTGTTTCGATGCAAAGGCTGAATACGCAAACATCTAACAACAACGATATGAAAACATTAAAAGTATTATTAGCAATTATCCTTACTGCTGTAATTTTCTCTGCTTGCTCTCATAAGGTCTATGTACCTGTAGAGAGTGTAAGCACCGATACCCTGCACGTTGTCAGTCACGATACTATAAGGGTTACGGAACGTCTTGCGCCAGTGTCACTTGCATTACCTGAGTATCATCAAGAGCGAGCAACGAAAGACTCTGTTTCTGTCTTGCAGAATGCCTTATATCGCTCAACGGCAAGAATACATAACGGTATCCTCACACACATATTAGAAAGTCTGCCAGGAGCTAAGGTAGAAGGTCTGACACCAGTGCATGACACCATCCGCATAACGATACACGATAAGGATCATAAACAATATAAAGAGAAACCAAAGATTATTTACAAGGAAAAGAATTTGAAATGGATTGAAAAGCGTGCAATGGAAACAGGCTTTGTCGCATTCGGTGTCCTTGTGATGTTAGCTCTTTATTTCGTAATAAGATGGAAGTTGAAGTAAAAGATGGTCAGACCTTGGCTGATATAGCCATACAGGAGTATGGCTCGCTGGAAGCATTGCCTGCTTTGGCTGCTACGAATGGTATCGGTATGGCTGAAACGTTAGCAGCAGGAAGCAGATTGCAACTTCCTGACGTAAGTTTCAACCGATTAATACAACAGTATTGCAAGGCTAACGATGTGTCTCCAGCAACAGAGAGGGGTATGACAGATGTCAAGTTAAGGGTGTTCGGTGGTGAATTTGCACCACAATTCAATTAAAGTGGATAAATATGGCTCGTAGTATAGCAGAGATAAAACAAACAATGACAAATGCCTTTATGGCAGATGCTACAGTAAGAGAACGATACGGACTATCAGAGAATGACACCTTTGATGATAGTTTCTCAGCGGTCAGTATTGAGAACATTCTGTTTTACATCGTGGCTGCCTGTAGCCATGTACTGGAGGTTCTGTTCGACCAGTTCAAGGCGGATGTAGACGATAAAATCAGTCGTGCTGTAGTAGCAAGTGTACCTTGGTACTATAAGATTGCAAAAGAGTTCCAGTATGGTGATGCTTTAATCTTTAATGAGGCGACGCAACAATATGTCTACGAACAGGAAAACGAGAAGAAGCGACTTGTTAAATATGTTGCTGTACGCGATAGAGGAACTTCCGTAGAGATTCTTGCTTCTGCTGAAGCAGGAGGACAGCCGGCTATTCTTTCAGAAGATGTTTTAACAGCGTTCAAACAGTATTTGAATCGTGTTAAAATAGCAGGTGTTGTGCTCTCTGTTCGCTCGTTGCCTGCAGATAGAATAAGTATCAATGCAACTATACACGTCGACCCATTGGTGATTGATAGAACAGGTGTAAGAATAGCAGACGGCAGTTATGCTGTAGAGGATGCTGTGAACGCCTATGTCAGAAAGATTATCTATGGCGGTACTTTCAACAAGACGAAATTGGTTGATGCTATACAGAATGTGGAAGGTGTGCTGGATGTGGAACTGCATATCTGTAAGTACAGCACGGATGGGACTATATATAAAGAAATCAGCGGTAATAATTACACCGCTGTTGGTGGAAGTTTCGTTACTGTAAACTTAAGAAATACATTGAACTATGTGGTATAAGTTAGATATCATCAAACTTGGTTTTCAGCTGTTGCCTCCTATATTGAGAAGCAAGGTGCTCGTAGCACTACTCAAAGCGATGCTGCGTGGAATAAGGGATTTGTATAACCGATTTTATAGTTACCGTTCTCACGTGTTGAATCGCTTAAACATAACGGCAGGTGTTCAGTATATAGAGAAGATCCTAAATGATGCCTTCTTTCTTTCAGAGCATCAAATTTACATCGTCTCTGCTGATCAGAGAGTACAGACTGTTTTACATTTCATGAGTGAAGGTCTGACTCCTGTTTATGTGAGCGGTAATTCTCCGCTGTATGTCAGAGCGTATGACGATGTCCCTAAGCAGCCTTCTTTCATTGTCTATGTACCGTCATTCCTATGTACATCAATAGATGCTGCAGAAGACAAGTATGGAGGGCAGAATTTGACAACTATATTAAACCTATTGAATCATTATAAACCTGCGGGACGCTCTTTCCGCATAGAAATATACGAATATGAATAAGATGCTCTTTAGTGAGGGTGGGCAGCCCCTCTACATCGATGATCTCAAAACATTGCAGGAGAATCCAACCAATCAGATGTCTGCACTTCTTCAAGCTCTTGGTGCTAACACATCAGCCTTTCTGCTTGAACGCTTCCAAGGAGAGTTGAAGAAACTTAATGAAGGGGATAAGACAACTACTTTTCAAACTAAGAAGAACTGGTTGGTGCTTGATGGAATCATTTATGAGATAAAGGAAACTACACTGGTTGCTCATAGTTGGAATGATCCATTATATGTTGGTGTCAGAAAATCTACTTCTGATGTACGCACATTTGAGGATGGACAAGAACGTGCCTGCAGAGAGACAGCAGAGGCTTTCTTAACTTTTGAGAAGACAGAAGGGGTCTTTAATGTCAGTGAATTGAAAACACTCTTTGACCTTATAGCTCCATCAATAGTTGTTAAGTTGTCTGAAACAGAATATAAGGATATGCCGTGGGTACTGAGGAATGGTTACTCAGGACAAATACAATCTAAAGTGAGATCTGACTATACTATTATAAAGGTTGATGTACAAAGTGAAAAGTCAGAATGGACTGATGGTCCTGGAGTAATCTTCGAATACCCTACGACACGAGTGCCAGTACCACCTATTGTCTCTGGTGCTATTGTTGTAGGAGTAAGCTCAGACAATGGTCAGGAGCAGGTTGTTCACATCCAAGTGCTATCGGGGAAAGGAAAACTCGTAGGAAGCTTAGGAACATCCAGTCTTCCATCCCCTGCTAACTGTCCAATTAACACATATTTTATCATTCCAAAATAAAAAGTAATAATGGATACAATATACAGTTTGCTCAAGCGAGCAAAAGAACTCAAAGATAAAAGTCAAGTAGATAGCATCACACCTGAAGAGGTGGGTAAGCTACACGAGGATACATTAGCATACATAGCCTCATTGGAGCAGTCTGCTGATGGACTTGGTATTAAAAAGGTTTATCAGTCTAAGTCAGCTATGGAGGCTGATACAGACCCAGTCGGAACCAACGGCAAGACTCTCCGCTATGGTCAGTTAGTAAGCATCTATGACGATGCACACGCTGATAGTTCTGAGAATGGAAATATTTATGCTTATCAGAAGCCAGGGTGGCTGCTGATGGGTAAGGTTAGTGGTGGATCTACTCTTTCTATTGTGCAAGAAGCAGGTGATAGCGAAGCCTCTGTGATGTCGCAGAAGGCTGTAACGTCGCTTATACCTACCTACGATGCAAGTAAATCTGGAAACACTTACGAATCACTTTCTGAATGTTTGACTTCCTTAAATCAATCATTATCTTCTGAGCAGAAAAAGGTAGTAAAACAAATCACATTTACAAAGAATAATAGTGAAAGTGTTACTTGCTTTAGAAAGTCTTCAGAATGGAGTGTAGACCCTAACTTTTGGATAGAATTAAATGAGAATAAACAGGTAGACAGAGAAGCCTTTGAGTTTGATCGTGATTTGGGTTTTACAAATGGAGTTAACGCCGTTGGAAAAAAGACTCAAATAGTTAGGTATGATGGGGTATCCGTTTCAAAGCCATTTAGAGCATTTAAAGGCGATAAGATTAGCTTTTTTGTAGTTAGTTCAGCAACAAGAGCAGGCTTGGTTAAGTCTGTTGGTGATGATGACTATGAGGTCTTAGTAGATTTTGGTAGAGTCTACGGTGAACAGAAAGTTAGTTACGTTTTCTCAGAAGATGTGACTGTTCGAATCGCAACTCCTACAAATAGAATATCCGAAATAGAGTACAAAACAGACCTTGAGAATTATGTTAAGGACCATAATTCGGATATTGAGAATCAGTTAGAAATTGTTGATAACAAGATAGCTTCTTATTTTGCGATAGAGTCTGCAAGTAGAGATAAGGATTATGTGAATAGACCTGTACTCGCTAACACGTGGTATTCCTTCACTCATTCTTGTCAAGAGGTTTATGGATTATATGTACAGGCACGTGAGAAAGGGCAACTACAGGTAGGAAAAGTAGACATTAGCAAGAAGCCTTACACTGTAACAGATTTGCATATAACCTTCAATCTAAAGACGGGTAGAAATACTCTTATGTTCGATACCCCTGTAAACCTCTCAGATACTGAGTATGTCGCTATTAAATCTGATAATCCTGTATTATACAGTGCAGACGGTAAGCCAGGGTATGGCGTGATAATTGAAGGTGCAGAGAGTGTTGGTGACCCAAGATACAGTTCTTGTCAATTCTCTTTGATTTACAACAAAACTAAGAATTATAGAGAGATAGTAGACTTATTTGACGATAGGGTGTCTGCTTGTGTTGATAGCTTAAAACTTAGACCCGTAAATTCTAACTTATTAACACGAGTAGAAAGAGTATCTTTCAAGAGTCCCTTATTGTATATCCCTGTTAGGACAAGAACCTTTCCGATTGATAGTTCAAGATATACGAACTACGTCAGTTTATTTAATATAAATATTAGTTTGTTCGACGAAAATAAGGAGAAAATTGTCTCTTTTTCAAAGGGTAATAATGTTGATTTCGGAAAAGAAGTTGATGTTAGTATGTATCCACATGCCAGATATTATCAATTCGTTATAAACTTGGGTTCACAAAAAAATTACCCATTTTATATAGATGGAAGTGTCGAGCTTTCCATGACAGATATTGAATATCTAAGATACTCTTCTGCTCCTACATCTACAATTTTGACAAAAGATGATAGAAGAAGAATTGCTTTTGCTGTGAGAAAAAATATAGATGGTGATGGTGTCGATAGAAGAGACTTAGGCATCTTACACATCTCAGATTCTCATTCTGTTACGCATCAATTAGTTCTTGCATCTCAGATTGCAAAAGAGAGTTCTGATATACAAGCTATTATCAATACAGGTGACCTTGTTGGAAGTACTTTTGGGAATAGTAGCGTAGATGCATTGGAGAATGTGTTCAAGGCTATGAATATGTGTGGTAAGCCTACCTTCTTAGTTATAGGCAATCATGATAGAGGAAATACCACATCGGTAATGCAAGGTGCCTCCTTAAAAGATGTACATGATTATTTCATAAAGCCTATACATGACGCAGGGCATCTGACAGACCAAGAGTATGTAGAGGGTGAGTGCTACTATTATCACGATTTCAAGGAAAAAGGCATTAGGTTGATTACGTTGAATCAGTATGACAATGACGACTTAGAGGAAAATGAATACTGGGAAGCGATAGATTATGACCCTTCTTTGGGAAAAATGAGCTTTAATACCTCTTATACTTACGACGAATCAAACCCGTTAAAACTGAATTGTGGTAATTACACAAAACATTCTTTTAAGTTAAAGAAGAGTGTATCAATATCACGGACAGGTGTTTATCGCAGTGTAACAGGAGAGCCTACCTTTAAAATACATACAGGAAGTATTGTCTATTCAGAGAAGCAGCTGAATTGGTTTTGTAAGACTTTATTATCAACCCCTGTAAATTACAAAGTTGTAGTTGCAATTCATGCTCCTGTAGGGGATAATATGGTAGTACAAGATGCTAAGTTCAGTGAGCTAATTGGGCAGGGACAGACAGGAGCTGATGTTAATCAGTCTTGTTTGGAAAAGGATATTATTCAAGATATTCTGAAAGCATTTAACGAAAAACAAAACTTCTCTGAGAATGTCAAGTTTAAGGATGTTTCAGGAAATAACGGTAAGGCTGCTTATCTCAACACAAAGACCGATAGCAGTGGAGGCAAATATGCTTACACGATAGCGTGTGACTTCTCTAAGGCAAGCAATGCACAGTTTCTATGCTTCATAGGAGGGCATATCCATTGGGACACGATATACAAGGATGAGAATTATGGTTTTAATTCTATCCACTGTATAGGTGCTTGCAATACTGCTGGAGGTGGCTCGCAGGGCGGAACACCTGTTGCAGCAACGTGGAATGAAGATTCGGAATATGCTTTCAATGTAATTGGATTTGGGAAGCCAAACACTCCAACTATGAAAGAGATAAGAATGGTAAGAGTTGGGAATGCTCTTACTAATACTGGAAAGATATTCGACTTCGTGAAAATTGATGGGTAGATATCATTAGAGTTTATATATGAGGGGGGTAAAAGCCCCCAGCCTTGTTAATAAGCAACGCCAATCACTTTTAAACAATGTACGCCACAAGAGCGCGACCGGGGGCAAATATCCTCGCTCGCTCTTGTGGCGTTTTATTGTATAATAAAAGTGATTGGCTTTGCAAATTTACGAAATTTATTAGATATGAAGATAATTGAGATTGTAAAAATTAACAGGGAACTATTAAGAAACCTCCATATTGCTGGAGTTAGATTGGATGACACAAACTATATAGATTTATATACAGAATATAGACGGATGTTGTCAAAGCGTGAGAAAGTGTCTTACATAGTAGCGGCTCTTGCTGTGAAATATGCTATTAGCGAACGTAAAGTTTATGCTCTTATTAAGCGATTTCAAACAGACTGCAATTTGTTTGCAGTGTAATTAGTATATACGCTTATGTTTGTGAAAGGAAAACTTACGACCTTTGCATCATGACAAAGAAAATGTATTATTCAGCACCGCTTCCCTTCGTAGGTCAGAAGCGGATGTTCGCAAAAGAGTTTAAGAAGGTATTAGAACAGTTCCCAGACGGAACAACATTTGTTGATTTATTCGGAGGCAGTGGCTTGTTGTCGCATATTACAAAGTACGAGAAGCCACATTCTAAAGTCGTGTATAATGACTTTGATGGATATAGGCTACGTTTGGAACACGTGTCACAGACTAATGAATTACTCTCAGAGCTTAGAAAGATAGTTCGTGAGCTGCCTAAGCATAAGCCTATTGTTGGAGAAGCACGCAAACAGATTTTTGAGTGCTTAATTAAACATCAAGATCGTTATGGTTATTTGGACTTCATCACGATATCGTCTTCTCTCTTATTTTCGATGAAGTATTGTCTGAATATTGACGACATGAACAAGGAAACGTTGTATAACAATATTCGCTCTACTGATTATCCGCTTTGTGATGACTATTTGGATGGTTTAACAATTGTTTCAGCAGACTATAAACAAGTCTTTAATCAGTATAAGGATACTCCAAATGTTGTATTCCTGGTTGATCCTCCTTACCTCAGTACTGAGGTTGGTACTTATAAGATGTATTGGAAGCTTGCTGATTACCTCGATGTACTGTCGGTTCTTGCTGGACATTCATTTGTTTACTTCACAAGCAATAAGTCGTCTATACTTGAACTCTGTGACTGGATAGGTCGAAATAAGCATATCGGTAATCCATTTGAGAAGTGTACTAAAGTGGAATTCAATGCTCGCATGAATTATAACTCAACTTATACAGATATGATGCTGTATAAGAATGCTGGTTAAATGCTATTCAAATGCTGATAAAACGATGAATAAATACTACAAGATTTTAGACAGAATCATTCATACAGGAAAGCAACAGTGTAACAAGAAAGGGGAAATTAGGTATCTGTTGAACGAACAGCTGACACTTACTCCTTCAGACTTACTCGACATCTTCGAAACTCACAGTATTGCACGTAGGAAGTTAAAGGATGAACTACAACTATTCATGCAAGGTGAAAGGCAGATTGAAAAGTATCGTAAGGCAGGTATTGCTTGGTGGGATTATTGTGGTTCAATCCTTGTCAATAGTTATCCTACATATCTGGAGAAATTGCCTCCGCTGATAGAGAAGATAAATCGTGAAAAGCGTAGTAGCAAAAATTATGTGTTGTTCTTAGGCGAGACAGGTGCAGAAACTAATCAAGCACCATGTCTTAGTCTTGTACAGTTCCAAATAGATGAAGGTGAACTTGTAATATCAGCCTTTCAGAGAAGCTCTGATGCTAACTTAGGTCTTCCAGCAGACATTTATCACCTTTACTTAATGTCAAGGCAAATAGAACTCCCTTTAAAGTCTATAACGCTCAATCTTGCTAATGTGCACATTTATAAAAATAATATAGAGCGCACAAAAGAACTTCTTAATGGTAATGAAGATATAAAGTTTGAACTTAACGTATAATCTAAAAGGTGGCAAAATCTTGCAGAATTATCCAAGTCTTGCA